TATATCACTATATAAAACAATATGCAATAGGTTAAACCATATGGATATACAACTCATGATAATGCATTGGGAACTAAGCAATGTAACTGGTATGGCAAGCATGTGGGGGGTTGATTGTTTACGATTGCGCGCCTTGCTCGTAAAGAACAACGGCACCAGCTCACAACGGCATGTCTATAACAGGCGCGCGAGCTCAGGCACATCTGCTTTGAATCGACCTTCTCTTCAGGTCGTGCGCGAGTACCCACAACAGGGAAACGTAACAGGTGCCGACAGCGACAGGAGCTTGCGACTGTCGTCTGGAGGCTGTTGCGTTTGCTGTTTACTTGGAGGGGGTATGGCTTGAGATAATGAATGATTAAGTAGGGATACCCATGCCCAACTTTTGCTGTTAAAAGGTTTCTTTGACACAGGTCCTTAGTTGCTGTACTTTACTCGGTAAAGGGGAGTAACGTTACTAGTAAAGTGGAGTAACGTTACTAGTAAAGTTTTTGATTTCGTGCCTAGAAGTAGTTACTTTACTAATAAAGTGGAGTAAATTACTAGTAAAGTAAAGTAAATTACTATAGTTATACTATACTTTACTTTACTACTACCCCCCCTTAAGGGGGTAGTAAAGTAAAGTAGTAAAGTAAGGTAATGAGTAAGGTAATAAGTAGTAGAGTTTTGAGATAGAGTAAAGGAGGGATTCTTTGCCAGGTCCTGTTAAGAAGGTTAGGCGTGTCATGACGGCCAAGGAAAAGAAGGCGTTTAATGAGTTAGATCCACGGACTCAGAAGAAGAGACTCAATCAGGATAATTTTCTTGAGGGGTTAAAGGAGATGGGTACGATAAGGAATGGTTTGCGGAGGGCTGGAGTAGTTCGGGTGACCTATCGTGATTGGATGAATAATGATCCTGAGTTCCCGGACAGGGTATTGGATGCAAGGCAGGAGTTTGCGGAGGCTTTAGAGGAAGTTGTGGTAGGGATTGTGATGGATCCTGAAGCGGTAAGGAAGGTTCCCATCTTGGCAATCACGCTTTTGAATGCTAATCTGCCTAATAAGTATCGTCCGACTGCTATTGTGCAGGATGAGGCTGCTCGTGATTTGCTTAGGGAATGGAGAAAGGCTGCTAGGGAGCATCCTCAGGAGCTAGCACAGGCGGCTAAGAACTTTGAAACCCCTGTAGATCAGCAGATCGATGAGATTTTGAAGAGGAAACAGCAAGGAGAATAGTGGCTAACCCTAAGAGCATATTGCAGAGGAAGAAGATGAAGAGGAAATCTCGTAAGTCAGACAAGGTAGGTAAGAAGAGATGACGATTGCTACCAGAGCAACGCTTACTTCGTACCTTTATGACCGTGTAGACTTCAAACCGACTCCTGCTCAGGAGATAATTCTGGCTTCGCCGTGCCGATTTAACCTTGTTGCGGGCGGTGAGCAGGCAGGGAAGTCTATGATAGCAGCGAAATATCTGCTTGCGAGGTTCTTGGAGACAGAAGGTAAGGGGCTTTATTGGCTGGTGGCTGCTGATTACGAAAGAACACGAGCTGAATTTACATATTTAGCCGAGGATTTTGAGAAACTGGGAGTTCTCAAGGAGATTTCCAAGCGTGTAGACCCAGGACATATTACTTTAGTGGACGGGACACTTATAGAGACAAAGTCAGCGAAGGATCCTAGGACTTTGGCTATGCGCGCGCCTGATGGCATATTAGGATGCGAGGCCAGCCAGCTCGACATGGAGACATTCTTCAGGATGAGAGGAAGATGTGCGCCGAAGAGGGGATGGATGTTCCTTGCAGGTACTTTTGAAGGTTCCTTAGGATGGTATCCCCAGATGTTTACGGCTTGGGCTTCGGGTGCCGAGCCTGATGCTAGAGCTTTCTCTCTGCCAAGCTACACGAATTCGCATCTGTATCCCGGTGGCGCAACTGATCCAGAAAATCTCAAGCTGAAGGACTCATCCAGCGATGATTTCTTCATGGAACGTATTGAGGGGAAGCCTTCGCCACCTAAAGGGCTGGTGTTTACAGAGTTTCGACCCGATATGCACATCAGTGAAGTAGAATACGAACCTGGAACACCTGTGCATATCTGGATGGACCCAGGATATGCAGGAGCTTATGCCGTCGAGGTCATACAGATCAGGGGAGAGCAGATATGTGTTATCGACGAGATATATGAGCAGGGACTCGTAACGGACGAGATCATTGATATTGCAAAGTCACGGGAATGGTGGCCTGATGTTCAGTTCGGAGTGATAGACATAGCGGGAACACAGCATCAAGCTATGTCCGCACCTACTGAGGTATGGCTGGGGCAGACAGGGCTGTACCTTTCTAGTCAGAAGATTAGAATTAACGAGGGAACGGAACGATTAAAGGGCTGGCTGAAGATAAATCCCAAGACTCACTCTCCAAGAATCGTGTTTTCCCCCAAATGTAAGGGAGTTTTATCTGAGTTTGGTGCCGTTGGATCCCCTATTGATGGACAAACACGGGTATATAGGTGGAAAGTTGATCGTGATGGTAGTATAGTGGGAGATATACCCGAAGATAAGAATAACCACGGGGTGAAAGCTTTGATATATGGTTTGGTAGATAGGTTTGGATATGGGTATGTGGAACATAGAAATAGAATTTCCGTAAAGCGGTGGAAATAGATGCCTAAACGCAAACCAGAAGACATTATCGCGCTGGTTAACGATCACTACGAGGCTACAGAGCCACTCAGGGATCGCATGGAAAACGACCACGCCCTTTATAGGCTTGACCCCTATGATGCTGGCGAGGGATATCAGAGTTATACATCGAATGAACCCCAGACATTTGCCGACAAGGTGATGGGCTGGATAGCGAGCGCGGAGATGACGGTCAGGATTCCACACGGTGGGGCTGACGAAGAACTTCGAGATAAGAATGACCAGAAGGAACGGTTCCTTATAGGAATACTCCGGGCTGCCGATGAGCGTCTGTGCTCCATAATGCAGCCCTCATTGCGGGATCAGCTTGCATGGTACGCAGTCATAAGAGGTTGGTCAGCAGGACGCGCTCTCTTAGCCAAACGTGAGGATGGCTCCACATATGTAGATATCACACCTTGGGATCCTCTCCATACTTACTGGGGAACTGGACCCGATGGATTGGAATGGGCGTGTTATAAGATGGTGAAGACCAAGGATCAGATCTTCACTCAGTACAATGTAAAGGTAGACTGGGACTCACGCCACGACGCAGAAGGTTCTTTCGTATATGACTTCTATGACAAGGAGATGAATACCATCCTTGTCCATAATGGCGATGCGAGTAACCCACTGTATAAGATAGCAAAGAAGCAGACACGGCATGGCGCAGGAAGTGTGCCTGTCTTCCTAGGTCCAGTGGGAGCCAACCCCTTGATAGTGGGGATGAACAGCACCACGATTATTGACACCATAGCGGATATGGGAGAGAGCGTGTTCCGCTCTACTAGGAATCTGTATCCCAAGCACAACCTGATGATGAGTACGCTTTTGGAGCTTACGGCGCGTTCCAGAAGACAGGGATTGAAGGTGCGCTCCAGAGATGGCACGAAGTCATTGGACGAGGATCCATATCTGGAAGGCTCCGAGATTTCGTTGGCACAGGGAGAGGATATAGAGCCTCTGGGTTTGTTGGAGGTAGCAAAAGAGACAGGGGCATTCATGGGCCTTGTCTCAGGAGAGCTGCAACGCGGCTCCCTTCCCCACAGCGTATATGGGGATCTTCCATTTCAATTATCAGGGTATGCCATAAATACTCTGCGGCAGGGCGTGGACACCGTAGTGGGAAAGTACCTTCGGGCTATAGAGAAGGCATACCAGATGGCATTCAATGTAATAGCTGACCAGTACGCTTCTGGATCATATAAATCTATGGAAGTGGCTGGAATGGATCGCAACCGAACCTATTTCTCACAGGAGATAACTCCTGATGTGATTAAGGGAGCGGGAACGGCAGAGGTACGTCTGATTGGTCAACTGCCGCAGGATGACATGACTAAATTCTCAATGGCTCAGATTGCTAGGGAGGGACCAACTCCTCTGCTGTCTGACAGGGCGATTAGAGACAGGATACTTGCGATACAAGATGCTGACCAAATGGATGATGCAATCAAGGAACAGCTTGCAGAGAAGTTGTTACCAGAGGCCACTCTATGGTCTATGTTACAGGCTGCCGAGAGGCAAGGTAGACAGGATCTCGTTGACTTCTATCTAGGTGAGCTGACATCCGTATTACTTGAGAAAAGGCGTGTGATGCAGGAGCGCATGACTGCATTGGCATCATCCCCTGAGCCTCCACAGATGCCAGGTATGGGAGATGGACCTCCTATGGGAAGACCCCCAATGCCCGGTGGTCCCGTTGGGTCCCCTTCCGGCGGACCACCGGGTCTTCCCCCTCAAGTGATGCCTAACGCTGCGCTGGGTGCGCCACCGCCTATACCAGTACCGCAAGCAGGGCCGATAGTTCCTCCAGGCACACCTAGACCTGGCGCAGGCGGAGGTCCGTAATGGCTATATGGGATCACTTGCCGAGTGTGTTTGCGAACATTGTGCCATTGGCAGATATGCCGCTTCGCGCAACCTTTAGCATGATGTTTTCTGGCAAGAGCCTTGATGAGGTTGCGTCTGAAGAAGCTTCCAGGGTGCTGGGTGGTAATGATACTCAGAGTAATATGGGAGATGACTTCTCTCTTTATTCAATGGACGATGAGAATGCTGTTGATAAAGCTACATATCAAGCCTCCAACCCTAATGCGATTATGACTCCGTGGGGACCAACTCTTTCGGACGAGGCGTTAGGGATGGTTTTTGATGAGTACCCTGGCATTCAGTCTATGATTGGACTCAATCCTGAACAGCAATTGGAAGCCATCAAGGACGCTGATGATCTTATAGATAACTCAGGTGGCTGGTTGGATGATTTCATGGGTGACGTACAGGATAACGCTATGGCAATGGGTGCAGATGTGATAAGCACTGCCAAGGGTATGTTTGATGAGACAATGGGTATGTTGGGCGAGACTATGAAGCAGACATTGCCAACGCAGGCAATTACGGACTCTTTAGACCCTAGAAGTGGCGATTTTGGGCAGATAACTGCTTCACCTTCCCTACAATCTGACCTTTTTAACGAAGGGGATCCTGAGGAGGACATCAGTTGGTGGGAAAAGACACTGCTAAATTTGGCGCAGGCGGATCCAATTACAAAGCAGGTCATAGATGCGCAGGATTGGGCGAATGATCCAGAGAATCCCGACAGTCCTGCCTATGTACAAGAGCAGCTTAACGAACTCCTAGATACCGCCCTTGAAGCAGGGGAATCAGACGAGGAAATAATCCAGGATATTATAATCAGTGTGTCTGATGAAGATTATACTCTTGAACAGGTACAGTTGTGGACTGAAGAACATGATTTCGAAAATGAACGTCCTGATCTATTTAATGCACTTACATGGGTAATATCTTCTAAGGTAGGCACTCCTGAGTATACCTTTGATACACCGATGCAATTCGTCGATATGGTTAGAGCGGGGGCATTCCTAAACGCGAATCCTTACGAACAAGTTACGGGGAACC